AGCTTCATCTAACACCCAAGTAGATATTCCCTGTAAAGACTTTAAACTAGCAGTCTGGTTTCCTGCTGATGTCTTTATTCCTCTAAATAAAATATCTGATTTGTTTCCTAAGTTTATTACCTCTGCTTTGTTTACACTAAATGTATTCTCATAGCCTAAGAGTCCTATCTTCTCTAAGAACTCAGGAATGATTGATAAGTGTGCTGATGTCATTGTATAACGTGTGAATAGGACTCTAACATTCCTAGACATAGTTAATAGCGTAAGAAAGACTGTAACAGCAAAAGACTTTCCTGAACCCCTACCTCCTGTTATTATAAAGTATCTAGCATCTGAATTAAAGAGTGCTGTGTATTTGTCGCTAAGATTCAGAGCTTATAAAGTTTATTAAAGGTACGTTAAGACTTTCATCATTAGTAGTTACATCAACTCTTTGCTGTGGTCGTCCATAGAAGTATTCAAAGAATAACTTTACTGCCCATTGTTCTTTACCCTCTATTCCTTTTTGTAATGCTTCAAGTGCTTTGCCATTCATAGGCGTTAAGTTCTCTATTAGCTTTTGTTCTTCCCCTTTACCTTTACGTCCTGCTCCTTCTCTTTTTCCTCCGTGTTCCATTTTGAAATAATTTGATTAATCAAGTGTTAATATATAATAGAAATTACTCGTATTCATTTGGTAGCATTAGTCTTATGCCTAGTTCAGTCAATGCCCATATTCTTATTTGGTCTGCATATATCTCAAAGGCTTTGCTATCCATTCTCGCAGTAGACTTGACTACTTGGATTCCTACATTCCTATCGTTTACTTCTATACTATTCCATTCACTTGAGAACTTGACCTTTAGTAAGTCGTGTATTTCATCAGGAAAGTAGCCTAGTTCGTTTGATAATGTCTGTACTATACAACTCCAATAATAGTTATTCTGCATATTGCTTCTTGTGTTTCTTTGTTTCTTTACATCTACTAAATAGTCATTACCTAATTCCTTTAAATAGCTTATCAGAGTTTGCTTATCTTTATCACACTTAATAACGAACTTCATTAGTCAAAGGATTCATTGATCCCTCTTTCTCCGACTAACTTTTCTTTAGCTCCTGCCCATAACTTATCTCTGTTCTTAGTTAGGCTAGGCTCTGTCCTTTGTAAGGTAGGTATGCCTTCTGTCGGTACACTATCCATATAAAGACCGCATTCACACTCTGCTTCCTTTGCAACCCAAGCTCCATCTCTGTGAACTATTGTAGCCTTTGATAGTTCTCTAGTGTTTCCACATTCGCAAGTGTATAGTGTCATAGTTAATCTATTATTTTTAAATCCGTTCCTTCATTATTAGCTATTCGAATTATTGTTTTAAATAGTTTTTTTCTTTCTAATTGTGTTTCACACCATATAAATTGAGTGTCATTCATACCATCTAAAGTTAATTGCAAACCAAATCTAGTTCCTTTATTCTCTCCTTCTTTATAACCGTACTTCTTAACAACTCCTTTCCAAGTAACTAATTCTATTGTTTCTTTCATCTCTTTAGTTTATCAAGTTCAAACTCTAAATGATTAATTGCTTTCTGTATGCACTCAATGGGTGATTTGTGCTTACGATTTGCTCTCATCAAATATGTGCAGGCAGTTCCAACATTATAGGATAAGTCAAAGTCTTCTATAACTTTACGAGCTTCTATCTTGTAACGTCTTCCTATATAGTAGCTTGGTATTCTATTGCCTTTCATTTAGTCTATCGTTTTCTAGTCCTCCTGTTAGTGTTTCTACCTTATCCATTTTCCAAAGTAATCTTTCTTTAGATCTTCTTTTTATTCTTCCTTCTATTATTGTCATAATTATAATTATAAAAAAGAATATTGCTACTATAATTCCAAGTAATGTAAATATCATCATTTTGTTAAAAGTTTAAGTAATTGACTGCTAGTATAAATCCTATCATCTCCATCATAGTTTTCATATATGCAGGTAAAGTTGTCGTCCTTCCAAGTCCACAAAGCTCTGACATTCTTTTTGATATTGTCTTTCAATATCCATTTAATTGTTTTGTATGTTCTTTCTAGTTCGGCCATATTACTATTATTTTCATTATTACTATTTTAGTTAATTGTATTGGGGAGGTAACCACACCCCCCCTCTACTACACAGGTCTGAAAAATTAAAAGCTTTTTAGGTCTTACCCTTTATTGATTAATTATTTCCTGAGTATTCTTGATATATTTTTCTTATTCCATCAAAACAAGTCGCAATACAACTCGAGCAATTACTCGTATCTGAATAATTACTACCATAAATTATATTATATAACTGTATCATTTTACTTTTTGCTTCTTTGCTTTTTGCTCTACCTGTTTTTACTTCCTGCCATACAAGCAATACTTCTTCAATTATTTCTTCAGGTATATCAGTTCTAACTTCTACTTCTGATGTCTTTTGCCAAAAACCCTTTGGACAAGATTGACTGCTGATTTTTGACTTAATTTTCATAAAACATTTACAAATTTTACAATTCCCAAGTACGCTTGAATAGTAAGTACACCCTTTACAGATAGCTATCCTATCTTCATATATCTCTTTAGGTACGAAAAATTTATTCATAATGATAATAGTATTTCTTTACATAATTCATAAGGCACTTTACTTCTTTCATAATTATTTTTCATTCCTTGAGTTCCTGTCTTACTTCCTCTTGGAGCTTCCTCGTGTTGGCATTTTTTATTTCCTGCAAAACATTTCGCTTTAGGTTTCCAACCATTTAAATTAAACATATCAAAAATGTTATTACTCCAAATGTCAGTTGGTTTCATTCTCTTATCATCATAACTACAATAAGTTATTGTAGCTCTATCTATTCCTTTAACAATTCTCCTCATTTTACCAACAGGGTTTTCCATAAAAAACTTTGATGTTTTATACCAATCAAAAATTAAAATTGTTTTATTTAAAATTTTTAATCCTAAAATTGCTTCTTTTGTTTTAGGTGTATGATTTTCGTACCAATGATGTCCAATACTAGCAACACTAAAATAAGTGCAAGGTGGACTAGCCCAAATTAAATCAGGAATAAATGGAATATCCTCTTTTTTTAAATCTAAAATATCTTTAACTAAATCTATTCCTTCAAAATTATTAATATCTACAGAGAAAACTTCATAGCCTAATTCATCAGCTACTTTTCCTATTGACCTACTTCCTGCAAATAATTCTAAGACTTTCATTATTCTTTTAACTTATATTTTAATTCAGTTCTTACTTTGTCTATAGTTGTATATAGGCTATTTCTACTTATTCCTGTTTTTTTAGCTAGTGAATCTAGTGTGTTTCCTTTTTCATAGTAATAAAGTTCAAATACTTTCTTATCGTACCAAGAAAAATTTTCCTCTAAGGCAACATCTATCTTTTCAAGGCTAGTCCATACATAATCATCTGTTAATTCATTAGGCAGGTTATAAAGGTGCTTAGAAGGTATTGTTTCCCCTGACTCCATTTCGTTATAAGTAACTGCACTTGTTAAACTATCTATATGAGTATAATACTTTTTATACTTATAATAGTAATTACTTCTAGGACTTGTCAAGGCACGTCTTAAAGCTACTGCTCCATATCTTGTTACACCTAATATTCCATCTTTGTTATATATACCTTTTAATGTTTCAGGGTTCATCTGTAGTAAATATAATAAAAGTTCTTGTACTGATTCATTTACTTCATTTTCATCAGAGGTTAATCCGTAAGCCATAGTCCTAAACTTATCAGATAACTTTGATATTTCTTCGTATATCTCAGTCATTAATTGGTTCTATCTTGTCAATCTTATTTACGGTGTCCTGTGTTAGTTCATCAAGAACTACTCTATATGCTCTGACTACTGCTGCATTGCTTCTTGTTTCTACTCCTGCAAAGAATCCATTAGTTGCTACTGCTAAATTTATAGGTATAATAAGCATCCAATCCCAAAAATTATTCTCTTTCTGTCCTTCTCCATAATGATTTGAATACTCCAAAATAATTTCAACTACTTCTAAATAATTATTGTATCTACTTTTTGTGCTGACTTCTTTTGCAAACTCTTTACACATTGTTATGTAAGTATCAATAATTACTCGGTGTTCATTATTTGCGTATATCGGTTCTGTCATACGCCAAAGATAATCAATTTGTTACTCTATTCCTTTTTCTTCTTTTAAGTTTTCAACAAGGTTTTTGTAATAACTTATCTGTTCTTCATATTCTGATCTTGAAACTTTGTGAATAGTCCTGGCTAGAAACTCTAACTCTTCAGCTGTACCCTCTCCATACTTAGCATCAATAGCTAAACCGAATTTATACTGCTCTCCTTGTGAGTACATATTGCACTTGATACACTGTGTAGAACAATTTTCTTCATTGAAACGAGTAGCCATAAAGCGTCTTGATTGGAAATGACCATTTTGCATACCGTCTTTAAAGTGGCGAACCACCGAACAAGTTATGCACTGTACGTAACCATATTCATTACAGTCCTTTATTCTTATGTAAAGGCTAAACCATTTGTCAAGTTCTTTTTTTAGTTTACTAATTGTCTTTTTCATAATCCACAATATCCACTATCACATTCATCAAAATCTTCAAAAGATAATTCAATCTGTGGTTTATATTCTAGTATTTCTTTATAAGTACAATCCTTTCTGAATGTATTGGGGGAATTTTCTTCTTCTATATTAGCAAACCAATCCATCTTGTTTTTATGTTCTTGTGCCATCTTATTTAAGAAGATAGGATTTCTATGAAAACAACCAACACAATTATTAAAGTAACCATCTTCAAAAGAAACTTCTTTATTCTTTTTCCAATAATTAAAAACATCTGTATTATTTATATTGTCAGGAATTAAAGGAAAGGTTGGTATTCTCCATTCCACCATTCCCCACCTATTCCGATTACCTGTTTTGCTCTTACCTACAATAGCTTTCATTTCATCAATTCCTTGAGGATTTAGTTTGTCTAAAACTGTCTTAGCTCTTTTCATTTCAGTAGACCTGAATCCTATTCTCATCTCTACAATTTCATTTATTTCTTTTTGCCACCATTCAAATATAGGTTTTATTTTCATTTCAGTAGTGCAGTATCTCGTCATCATATTTGGAAGGTACTGTTTTCCGTTCTTACCTGTAATACTAGGATTATTTATTACTTCATCAAATGTTTTAGGACTTAGCCAAGTAATTTTTTTTCCTATGAATTGCTCTA